AATGATCATACGGTAAAGACGAGACAGGTAAAATAGTTGATTGATTTTTATTTGCAAGAATATGAGAATTAATTAATTGATTAGGATAAGAAATGTGAGTCCCACTAATCTCAACCTCGTCAGCAAAATAAAAATCAGGAACTATATGTCTAATAGCATCTAAATAATTTCTCTTAAAATATGTTTGTGTTTGAGCAGCACTTTCAATATTATCTTTAGCTGAAACAACCGATACTATTTGAGGAGTGATCTCGTCTAAACTATTAAATTTAGATTTTTTTACATATCTTCGTGACATTAGACTAACACAGTATTTATGGTAAAGTTATTTAATTGAATAATTTCATTAAAATCTACTAAAGTAACCTCAGGCATATTATCAACAGTAGAGAATCTTACGCTAGGCAATCTGAAAATTTCTCGATTGAGTTCGGAGGCAACAAAAGGTTTTCCAAAATCAGCATTATCAATACTAAAATGCTCAAGAATTACCTGAGCTACTTCCTGTTGAATCTGTACTTCAAGAGGTTCGGATTCTTTATCAATTCGCATCGTAACAACTAAATCTAAAGTTCTAATTAAACCATCCACTACAGCTACTTCATCTGTCAACATTTTCTTAGGCTCAATTTCTGCTAGAAGTTGTTCTTTAAATGTAGGAGATGCTTTTTGTAGCCTAAGATCATTAGCTTTTTCTAGAGTATACACATCTATAACATTAGCCGATGAAAAAGCATCTCTAACCACAGCCGTAGTTTTCCCTATAGTACCTTGAGAACTCCTAAATGTATTTCCTATAGCTATATAATCTTCTAATGTTACAACTCTATCCTGCCTTTTAAATGTATAGGGAGCATACTTTTTAGCATGTTGAGCAGTCTCAGCCTCTGAACCTCCTGTAGCCTCAGAGACATTCTCTGTAGTGGCAGTAATAACAGTTTCAGGGGTATTAGAAGTAAGAATTGTCGTCTCCACATTGATAGCTTCATTCCCTATGTTTCCTCTACTACCTCCTCCTACTCTGTAAACCACAGTAAAAGCCGCACCCGCAGGAGGGGAAATACCTAATACATTATCTCCAAATAAAACTGTAGCGGCATAATTATCATTATAAACTATTTGAAAGACTCTAGAATTTAATCCAGAAGCAGAAAACAACCTGTCTACTTGAACATAGGGACCATTAGATTCATCCGCAGTATTACCTGAATCAATATACACTTGTACACTTCCATCAATAATAGGAGCATTAGTTAGATTAATAACTTTATTACCTTCTAACGTATCAAAAGTTCCTTGTTGCACATTTAAAGAACCTTCTAGCATAGCCACATTTGTATAAACTGAACTAGCTGAATCAATTGCTTCGCTTCCTTCTAACTCAAACGTAGCATTAATATTTTGAATATTCTGAATAGTATTATTTTCAATTTTATACAGAGTATAGTTTACAGGAGCACCATCTTCTTTAGAAGTAATAGCAAAAACTCTATTAGCAGCCGTATACTGAAGAGGAAAATCTGCTACTACAGGTAAAGTTTTACAGGTTATTTGAGTAGAAGCTGCTGCGGCTAAAGGACCCCTCATATCAACACCTACTAGTTCTAATAATTTATTTAAATTAGTTCTAGTCTTAACTGTTCTTAGATAATTTTCATTAGCAAGCATATCCCCCTTCAGAGATAAAACAGCCCCCATATAAGAAACGATCTCAATCAGCATTAATCCCAAATCAGATTCAGAAAAGTTTTGGTAATCCATAGGGTAGACTGATTTAATATAATCAATTAAATCTTTTCTAATTGAATAAAAATCAGTTCCCCCATAATCAATATACTGCTGCTTCTTGCGGTCGGGGATAGTTGCAAGTTTCATAAAATCTGTACTTACTGTTCCTGAAAATACCATTATGTTATATTAACCTCTACATCAAAAATATCTAAAGACTCATCTGCTAGTTGAAGAGTTAACCTTACAATAAGATGATGATCTATAAATTCATCAGCAAAAATTCCTAAAGTTATTACATTAACTATGCTAAAATATTTTTTTAATGTTTGTAAAATATCGTTTCGTATAAGAAAATATGTAGTTTCATCTAAAGGTTCAAATAAATACCTTCTTAGAGACATACCGTATGAAGGTAACATTACCCTCTCACCTTTTTGACATAGGAATAATTGTCTCAAATTATTTCTAATTAAAGTTGTACCATAAGATTTACTAAAATATCCACCTGGTCCTTTATTATTTTTTAAAATGGGAGGTTGACCAGTAACCGTTTTAAATGTACCAGCTAGAGGATAAGCCAATCCAGGTTTCTTTTTATATTTAGAAGCACTTGCCCGTTTAACAAGAACACTCACAGGTGCTCCATATTCGTTATGAGTTGTAGTAATAGCCATTAGAGTTGAATATTTTCAAAAAAGCCTCGTTGAGCTTGATAATTATCAAGAATCTCGGAAGCAGATATTGCCCTATTATATAGTTTTAGGCTTCCTATGTATCCATAGTAACCACTTTTCTTTCCTCCCCACTTACCCCCCATAAAGTTCATCCCTTCATTAGAGCCTGCTGGTGTAGGTGCCCAGAACATTCCATCTGTATAGCCCCCTCCAATAATCCAGGGGGTTAAACTCAAACCACCCATTCCTTGTGGTTCTGGACCATTCCACATCCAAAAATCTTTTTGGCTTACACCAGTATTGGGGGGAAGAGTAGGAGGGAGATTAGGGGGGAGAGAAGAAAATTGAAGATTTGTATAACTAAAGGAGGAAGTAGTAGTCATACTGGGGATACGTGGAGGTCCTTGAATTCCAAATACACTTGTTGTACTAGAGGTTGCTAATAAAACTCCATTCAGATAAATCTTAACTGATTCAGAGGGGTGATCTACAGTAATTGTAGCTAACATAATATTGGTGGAGCAATCATTAAAACTACTACCGTCTGTTGTAGTAGTAGAGGTATCCACCTGGATTCCATAAAATCCTCTAGGAGCAGGAATATTTTCAGGACATAGCACAGGATTAGCAGAAGCTGCTAAAAAGGTAACGCCACTCGTATTAATAGATTGGGTAGGACTCATATGAAAAACAAGGCCGTCATTAATATCATTATCAGCAGGTAGATTACTAGGTGGAGCCCCTTTTGTTAATCTACGATCTCTACTGAAACCTATTAATAAACCTTTAACAACCTGGGAACCTTGTTGAGGTCCTGCAATCCAATAAGGGTTAGTGTTGGAGTAGGTACTTCCTCTATTCTCGCATCCAAGAGCTACTCTATGCAAAGCGGATAAAGAATTATCAGCATTCCACCCCTTCCCCGTACTAGTTCCTAAATCTGGAACATGGGTCCAAAATTCAAACGTGGCTCCTCTTTCATTATAAAGTAAACTCTCTATATCATTCCACCCACTTTGAATACGACCATATCCATAGGGCCTAAAAGGAGCATACAGATATTCTAAATTAGTAGAATGGGAAGAAGCCTTAGGATTACCATCCCCATCTACCCCAGAGAAAAAGTTACACACCCCCCTGAAATAAGGAATTCCAATTCCAGAAGGAAACATAGAATCAATAGAAGATGCTACTAATTGAGCAGGTTTATCCATCGTTGAACTAGTGCTACAATTAATTACCAAATACTTCTCAGAATCAGGAACTACTAAATCTGCATCTAAGAAATTATAAATAGATACTAAACCATCCGTAGTCACGCGGTCATCTAAAGATAATACAGTTCCACTAGTTCCACTAACATAAGGATCAGAAGAAATTATTGCTCCCACCCCTACAGTGGGAACCATTAATTCGTTCACAGTAAATGCATCTTGAGTTACTTCGCTTTGTATAAAAGTAGGACAAAGAGGTAGAACTACCCCAGACATTTCACCAGGATGAAACATAAGGGCTTCTTGTTTAGATTTCTCAATAGCTATTTTAGAGCCATCTAAATTTTCTAAATTATTAATTGGAATGTTACCAGGTGCAGGGCTCCCAAACGGAGCCAATAAAACATGTACCTGAATTTGTTTTTTTCTTCTAATTATTTTAGACTCATGTGTAGCAATATTAGCATACAATAATTCTCTCTGATTTGATAGGACAGCACTATCTTCAGTATACCCACTTAGTTGAAGATCCGTAATATAAGAAGATAAATCATAAATATGCCTATTACGCTGATCAATAAGAACTTGTAAAAAGTGATCTTCATCGTAATAAGGTTGCATCAGTGGGCTTTCATCTACTTCAGTTATATCAAAAGCAGTATTAGCCCATTGGTTAAAAGTATTCCAAGATACAATCTCACCCTTTCCTCCTAAATTAGGGTTATACTCATGCATCCATTTAACCATATTAGAAGGTACCCCTGCACCAGGTATGGGTTTCCCCTCCGCATCATAATATAAAGCACTTACAATGTTCGTAATACATCCTGTATACTCTAGTCCCCCTCCATAAGAATCATAATAAATTCCTGTTTTAGAAAATAAAAATTTTCCCTTGGTGGATAAAGGAGGAGCCATACCGCTGGCAGAGTGTAGTACGGATTTCACAGGAGCAATAACAGGTACAATAGGATTCCCTTCAGAATCTGTCTCTGCTTCTAGTAAATTAAATGAAGTAAGTCCTGATAATGCCTCTCCTAAAGTTTGGTTAAACCAAGGACTGTTGGGGTCAGTATTTACCATGTTGTCCCAAAAAACAGGCTCAGGATTATTCTCAGGATCCTTTTGTCTAGCTTGAATAACACTTCTAATATTATTCTGTTGATCATTAGCCTTATTAATAAAACCTACAGCATTTTCTAAAAGATCTTTATTCTGATCAAATACTAAACTAGCAGCTTCAGCAGGGGGAGGAGCAGTAAAGGGTTCTCCACCTTCACTGAAGCCTACCATCTTATTTGCAAGTGCAGAAGGCCCCTTTTGGAGGGCATTAAAGGATTTCATTTTATCTATACAATTTTTAATATCCTCAATTTGTCCTGCAATTTTTTCCCCAAAAATCCACGCTTGGGCTCCAAACCCTAAAACAGTTCCCAACCCAAATAAATTATTAATATCATCTAATACACTTTTTTCAACTCCCAATCTTGAAGAAGCTGATACAAAAACAAATCTTCCTGTCGTTGTATCGTATTCTACAATTCCCGTATCCAAGAAAATTTTACGAGTTATATCTTTAAAAACTGAATCGGCTAAAGCTTTTCCCTCATCAATTGAGCCCATAAAACTTCCCAAAATAGGAGAAGGAATAGCAGCCAGTACATCTCTTGCCATCTCCAGCATACAATTTGGAACACCATACTGTACTGCCAAAACATCTAGTATAGGGGTTGGGGAACTAGTTATAATTCCTGCTGCTTTTGAAAAATCAAATGTTGCCATAATTTATACCTTAATTATAATTGAGGAGCCGCATGAGGTTGATTAAGATGAACTTGAGACCCATCAATATATACGTTTCCTCCCAATGCATTAATATCTACTTCTGGTGCATTAATTTCTACTTCAGTACCACTTTGTAAGGTTATTTTTCCTTCGGCTACAATATCTACTGTTCCGCCAGTATGAACTATAACCCTACTATTTGTACCAGGTGCATGTAAATGAATAACCGAATCCTCTTCCAATGCACTGACAGATACATTATTATGATGACTCCATAATTGAATACACCCTGTAGATTCGTCACCAAAAGTAGAAATTCTTCCTGATGCTCCTCCCGTGCCTGGAGGTCCTAATTTTCCGCGTGTCTTATTAGGGCTTTTAGATCCTGTAGATTTATTTTCAATTTCAATATTTAGTCCATCCTCTACCCATATATGAAATCTATTCCATAATGTGTACAAATTAAAAGGACCATGAGTTCTCCAGTGAACCTCACCTTCAGCAAAAGGACTCTGTTCACTCATCCCTGAACTCCAGATCATATAATCTACACCCCGATGCTCATTGGTCATTACAATCCCATCTACAGTAGGACTATCTATGAGCGCAAACCTCTTTCCTGATCCACTTTGAAGACTTGTTTTATAATCTTGAAAAGGATTAGCAGCAGTATTTCCTCTGGACCTATTAGAAAGGGTAACAGAATCAGCACGCAAATTAGTGAATCCCATCATTTCAGGGATAATCCCCTTTCCCCCATACATATCTTGAAAAGGATCTGGAAATGCTGATTGATTTTTTTCTACAACTTCAGCAAGTACCCCTGGAGGAGCAGGAGTACCACGACCACCAGGAGAAGTTTTTTCTATATAAGGAACTGAAGAAGGTTTAACAGGGGGGGTATGACCTGGAGGAAGTAGTCTGTTAGCCCCAGGAGTAGGGCCTATAACTGAACCTAGATAATAATATCCCTGTATTTGGTCCCCTTCTTGAGCAATAGCATCATCATAAAGACAAATAACCTCAGACTTTTTATCAGGAATAGCTACAAATGCAGATTGGTTACTACCATAAGGGGAAACATAAGTTACATCCTCTTCTAAAGGTTTTTCATTTTTACTACCTTTAAAAGATACTTTAAACTTACCTGTCTGAGTAACATCAGCTTTAGTAGTTACAGTTCCTACTTTTAGGCGTAATGTCATGTTGGTTCTTCTCCTGTAGCTTTTTCCGTTACCCCTGCTTCATTCACTACCTCCTCCTCCTTAGCCTCCTCTTGTGGCTCCGCTACTGTTACCCCCTTAGTAACATAAAAAGCGGATTTAACTTCAGTAGAACTTATATTATGTTTAAATCCCATAATTCTATACATTCCAGTATACCAAGTTACAGCAGTCTTTAAAGCATCTTCTTTTGTTGTCTCATAAGTAAATCTAGGTTCTACACAATATAATAGACAGGGCCTTGTTATTACCCTTTCGGCATTGGATAAATGAAACATGGGGAGGGTCGTAATCTTCCCCACTATAGGCATTCCACCTAGTCTAGCTGCCAATAAAGAAGTTCTTGCTATTCCAGCTCCAGTAGGTTCTTTACCATCAATAACTACTTGACTCAGATTATCTTCAGCCCTTAGTTCTTTATCAAATTTAGTGTATAAAGCTTGAAACGCACCCCACATAAATTGATAAAATTCTTTTTTGTTAGTTGAATCCGTCCCAAACCAACCTGAATCAAATCTTTTCTCTGCAATAGAAGTGTACTCTTCTCCTAAATCTGCTTCCGCAAATACTTTAGACCAAGAATCAAAACCCGTGACTCCATCAGAAAGCCAGTTATCTATGTAGAACCTCTCTACTAACGGCATAAAATCCTTTGGAACTCCAGTTTCTTTATCTATTGCTGACGGACTTAAATCAAGTGCAGATATTTTAGAAAACATTTTTGCTGCTTCAGCAGTAGGCCCCTCTTT